TTCCGTGATGATGAGCTTGAGTTTGAAGAAACAGAAGTGGCACTAGAAGATGAAACCCTACCTAAGCGAAGCTTTGCTGAAGGTGACATAGTTGAAGCTACAGGTAAACAAGCTGAAGGGTATGAAGAGGTTCCAGACGCTGTAGGTGGTGGCTACGGTGGTTACGGTGGGACGGGTACATCTTATATGGGTTACGACAGAAAGCCGTACACAAACGAAGACGGTAAAGAGATTATAGTCTACTTCTATAATGGTAGACCTTTAAGTAAGATACCTGAAGGTTACACAGAGGTTGGAGTTACTGAAGATGTCGGTGGCGGTTCTGTTGGTACAGCTATTACGGGCGCTATTACTAAAGAAGTAGAACAAAAGAAAGATCGGGATGGCTCAGAGCAATGGGCTAAAGAACTAGGTGTCAGCGCATATGCCTCACCCGAGGAGATATTTCGTGCAAATAATATGAAACCTGATGGTACAGATTTAACTCAAGGACACTGGAACATACCACCTGAACAGTGGAATAGTAGTGATTGGAGTGAATACAACGAAAGTGTAAATGGCGGATTTAAAATTCCAGGAACAACTATGAGAATAGACCTTGCAGAAATTGCTATTTCTAGTATTGCAAGTATGGCATTAGGCGGCATAGGTAGCATAGCATTAGGTGCAGGCATGAAGATAGGTAAGAAAAAAATAGCTTCTAAGGCTAGTGAATGGGCTAAGAATGCTATTAAAAATAACTTTAAAGATACTACTGTAGACCAAAGAACAATCCTAGATACAGCGTATTCAACAGGTGTAATGCTAGGCGAAATAGCTGAAGGCACAAGTCAAGAGGCATGGCTTAAAAAGAACTACAAGAATATAAAAAGTTTGCCTGAAAGAAACCAAGAAAAGATAGATGCAGCTAGAGAAGTCAACAGTAGCATAGGTTACGGTTGGACACAAGGTCTTAGTGGGGTGGAATTAAGTGAAGCTATATCAAGTCATAGACGTTTTATTTATAACAATAAGGGTGAAGGTACTGTAGACAGAAATGGTGAGATTATCGGTTTTAAAGCTGGTAAAAATCAGGCTGGTATGGTAGTGGGTCCAGATGGTAAAGGTGTTAGGTGGTCCCCAGAGATGTCTGGCGGTAAAGCAGGATCATACACAGGACTTAAAGGATACGTCTTACGAGATGATGCAGATGGTAAAGGACAGTACTACTATGTTGGTTTTAATCGGTCAGGCAAAGTATACCTCTCTGAGACTGGCGATCAAATGCCTACACAGACAGTTTCAGCAGTAGAAAAAGTTACTAGTACGGAAGATCCTAAGTTTAAGGATCAAAATGGTGTGGAGCACAATACTCGAGCTGCTGCTAATGAAGCTGACGTAAAAATTGATGATGCAGCCAAAAAAGCTATTGCTGATGCAGCGGCAGCGGCAAATCAACAAGCTGCAAGTAGCATGCAAGGAACGGGTATTACAGGTGTGGGTGGTCAGGGAGCAGGTTCTAGTGGTAACAACACAAACCAAAACTATGACGGTTCTAAAAACAAAAATAAAGCAGGCTCCGTGGTAACTACATCAGGTGGATTTAACATTACAACACCTACTACAGGGAACACAGGAGGCGGAGGCTCTGGCGGCGGCGGTGGTGGGTATGATTATACACCATCTAAGCCTAAGAAAACCAAAAGATACTCTGGGTCTGGTGGTTTTTTTGATAGATAAAAAGGCGGCTTAGTACAAAAACCTAAGAAGAAGTAAGACTATAATAACCTATAAAAACAATAAGGCTACCCAGCAATACTCGCTGGCCCCACATAAAGGAAATACAATATGGCTGAACTAGCACAAGTACAAACACCAAAGAACGCAGGATTCGTACAACCTAAAGGCGGCTCACTCGCAAACAAGCGGCGCATTGAGAAAGAAGAAGCAGAACTTAATGAGCTACTAGAAGGACAAGCCAATGGGAAACAGGAATCCGGTGGCGAGGGACTTGCGTCAGCCAAAGTACAAGATACAGATAATACCAAACAAGAAGAAGCCGACACTAAAGTTGAAGCACAAGAAGAAGACTTAAGCAGCGAAGAGAAGACTTACAAGAAACGCTACAGTGATCTAAGGAAGCACCTGAATAAGCAGTCTGAAGAGATTAAAGCTATGAAGGAGCAGATGAACAATTCAGGTGCAGTGCGTCCACCCACCAGCGATGAGAGCATTGAAGCTTGGGCTAACAAACATCCTGAGATTGCAGGTATAGTTGAGACTATAGCTGAGAAGAAAGCACAAGAGAAGTTTAACCAAGCAGACACTAGGCTAAAACAACTAGATGAGATGAACGCTACAGCAGAACGCACTAAGTCAGAGAACGAGATACGCTCTATGCACTCAGACTTTGATGACCTACGTTCAAGTGATGTATTCCATGATTGGGCTGGCGAACAACCTAAGTGGGTACAGGATGCTTTGTATGAGAACCAAGATGACCCTAGATCGGTTATTCGTGTTATTGATCTCTACAAGGTAGACAACGGCATGGACATTAAGGGTAAGAAGCAAGACAGCAAGAAGGCAGCTTCTTCCGTTGTAAGCAAACGTACAACTAAACCAGACGATGATAACCCTGCAGGACACCTACGTGAGTCTCAGGTAAATCGTATGTCTGCACAAGAATACGAGGCAAACGCAGACTCTATCATGGATTCTATCAGAAGTGGTAAGTTTATTTATGATATTTCTGGGGGAGCACGTTAAAAAGGTATTGACAATACGTAGATAAGTGATATAACTATGTATGTTAACTACACAGCGTAAAGCCCTATTATGTAGCTACCTTTACACTGTTAAAATAAGCAAGCCAAAAACTACTAAGATAAGACTTACCTGTTCAAGTATAGGCCCGAAGTTCTGAAGTTGGCAAACTAAAGAACATCTCGCACCCTAAAAAAGACAGCCTCTTACACAGTGTTTAAGCTTTATTAATTATAAGCCAAACATCTATGGAGGATTATTCTATGGCTTTTTCAACAGCATCGGGTAACGGAAACTTACCAAATGGTAACTTCTCACCCATCATCTATTCCAAGCAAGTACAGCTTGCATTTCGTAAATCCACCGTATGTGGCGATATTACCAATTCAGACTATTTTGGTGAAATCTCTGCACAGGGTGATACAGTAAAAATCATCAAAGAACCAGAAATTTCTGTGAAAGAATACTCTAGGGGTACGCAAGTCACAGCTCAAGATCTGGACGATGAAGATTTCTCCTTAGTCGTTGATAAGGCTAACTATTTTGCCTTTAAGATGGACGATATTGAGGAGGCGCATTCACACATTAATTTCATGGAACTCGCCACTAATCGTGCAGCATATCGTCTTTCTGACCAGTATGACCAAGAAGTCTTAGGCTACTTGTCTGGCTTTAAGCAATCAGCTTTACATGCAGTAGCAGCAGCAGTTAATACCACAGTAAACGGCACAGTCGCTGTTGACACTGCAGGTACTGACGAATTGTTAAGCTCTATGAAGTTAAACAAAGGTAGCTTTGGCAACATTACTACAACTTCTGCAGGGGCACACTCTATTCCCTTGACAGCACGTATGCCAGGTGCTACATCACTCCCAACTGCTACAGCATCACCAGCAATGGTTGTCGCACGGATGGCTCGTCTTCTTGACCAGCAGCAAGTGGACACACAAGGTCGTTGGCTTGTTGTAGATCCAGTGTTCATGGAAATCCTGCGTGACGAAGATTCACGTTTCATGAATGGTGACTTCGGTGAGTCAGGCGGATTGCGTAATGGCTTGTTCATTAACAACTTCCACGGCTTCCGTGTATACACTTCAAGCAACTTGCCTGCAGTGGGTACTGGCGCAGGTACATCAGGTACAGCAAACCAAAACGCCAACTTCGGTGTTATTGTAGCTGGGCATGATTCTGCTGTAGCAACTGCTGAGCAGATCAACAAGACAGAAACGTATCGTGACCCTGACAGCTTTGCTGACATTGTTCGTGGTATGCATCTATACGGTAGGAAGATTCTTCGTCCTGAAGCAATCGTCACTGCCAAATATAACGCAGCGTAAGGGAGGAAATAACTTATGGCTACTTTAACCACATTTTTAGCACCCACTCGTGGGACAGGTAATCCTTCACGGAAGCCTTACATGATCGAAAATACTATCGATCTTACTGCAAGTGCAGTTGACGCCTCATCTGGTGACATCATTCAAGCACTAACAGTACCTGCTTCAAACGTTATTCTATGGGCTGGT